GTAAATGTTGTAGTACTTGGTGTTGTTAATACCCAATATACTGTGCCTAGTGCAATAGAAAGATCGATAGATGATCCTGTACTAGTAAACACTATTGGGTCATTTACTGTTAAGTTATGTGCTCCGCTAGTTGTAATGGTTCCGTTTGACACTGTAGTAGTAACTGTTGCAGTATATATAGATTGCACATAAGCAACCATTTCACTAGCTAAGAATGCCTTATTAGCACGAATAACTTCTGCACCTTGTATTGTAGACAATGTATTATTGTAACCAGTAGCAGAACCATATGATCCTGTTGGGTTGTTCCAAGGTTGGATAGTACCGTTAGTGTTCTTATCACAAATACCTTGATTGATTGGCATACCGGCAGTAGCTGTGGCTGTTAATCCTGTTAAAGAATTTGTAATCGTTAATGCAGTACCGCTCTTATAAGTAGCTGTAACTGTGATACTTGTTCCGGCTGCTGGATATGTTCCAGCTGTTACACTGTTAATCCAATAGATATTACCCGGAGTTAGACCACCAGCGGCATCAAATGTTGCTGTTAGTGTTAAGCCAGTAGCATTAGTTAGTGTAATAGCTGATCCACCAAATGTTGCGGCAATGGTAATAGTACTACTTACTATTGATTGAACATAATAGCGTTGGTAGGCTACGATTGATGAAGCTGTACCACTTGCTTGCGGTGCAAATCCTGTAAACCAAACACGTTGTCCTACAGCTACACCAGTGACACTTGACAGCGTAATTGCATTACTTGTAATTGCTGTTGCTGTTGTAGTAATGTTTGCTGGTAATCCAGTGAAAGTAATTGGCATGTTAACATACATACCAGCATTAGTTGCTACTGTAATCAAGTTTGTACTTGTAGTTACGGCAGTAACTGGTATAGTTGTTCCGCTGGCTGTAATACTTGTAGTTAGAGCAAGTCCGCCGTAGATACCATACACAACTGCTGTCATTGCTCCGGTAGCAGTACTGTTAATAGCAAATACTGATCCAAGATATGTTTGGCTAACTGTAAACTGTGTTGAGCTTAATACTTGTTTAATATAGTATGTGCCGGCTACAAGATTACTAATACTTGTTCCTGTAAGTGTAATGACTAATCCCGGAACATATCCACTTGTACTACCTGCTGTAAGAATATTAGTATATGTAGTTCCGTTTAATACTACACTTGTAGTTACATTAATAATACTTGTAGTAGTTGAGGCTGCTGACTGATTATAGTTCAATAACCATGTTGTTCCACTTCCTGAAACAATGCTTGTTCCATTAGCTATACCAGTTCCTGAAAGGGTCATGCCAATAGCAAGAGTTCCTACAAGAGTGGCAGCATTAACAACTAGCTGTGTGCCAGTAATGGTACCAGTAAATGTTGCTGTACTTGTAGGCTGTCCATAAATCTGTGCGACCATTTCGTCAATAACGGTTTGAGTTTGTACAACTGCGCCGTTTGCGGCAAGTATTTTAACACGCTCGCCAATAAATCCAAGTGCGCCGTATGTTGAGTCTGCAAGGCTAGTGTGTAATGTGGCAACGGAAGGAACTAAACTATTATATAAACGTCCAGATTGAATACTTTGGAAGTTACCTCCAAACAATACATCGTATGCTAGTGCTGAAACTACATATCCTGCATCGCGATTTGTTAGTGTTAAGATAGGACTTTCGTTTTGATAAAAACGTGTTACCCATGATTGAGCATCGTTTGCAATTTCACTTGCACGAGCTTGGATAGCATCAAATGATCCTTTATTTGCTGTGGTTGCTAGTGCGTATGCTCCAGATGTTACTGGGGTAATAACTAGAGTAGAACCAGTAGCCGTAGCTGTTTGACTTATGCTAACTGTCCAAAGCAAGTTAGAACCTGCTGTAATATAGGTGCCTACAGCAACCGATCCGCCTGTAACAATCTGTCCAATTTTAACAGTACCTGTAACAGAACTTACAGTTAGTGTTGTTCCACTGATAGTACCAGTAAATGTTGCGGCTGATGTGTCAGGAGCGCCATTGTTAATCCAATATAGTATATCAGCAACACGAGCCTGTGCAAATGATGCCGATACCGCAGATCCAGCTGTACCAGTTGTATATTGTGTAGTGGTGTTTCCTGTGCTACGTGTTACACTTGTCTTCTGAACAATTTGTCCAAGGATAACAGATAATCTAGATACTGCTTCTTGCACACCAAGTAGATATGGTGCAACTAATTGTGCAGTATTCAAACTGTAATATGAGCTTCCGGTAATCAATGATTGGCTATTACATCCATATGTCATATCATAACAGATTGCGTCAAGCATATTAGTTAAGTCGCGCAATGTTTCTGCTTTGTAAGTATCACTGTAAGAACTCCACTGTGCTGAGCCAGTTAAAACTCCATCTGTGTTCAAGAAACTTACAATTTCATCTTTGATAAACTGATAGTTAGCTTGTATTAATGTCACAGCATCGCCATAGTTTGCTAGATATGATGAGTTATATCCAGTAACCGTTGGCATGCTGATTGCTGGTTGGTGTAACAACCCTTTTGGATAATTTGGATTTGTTGGGCCAGTAATTACGCCACCGCCTGCAAACATATCTTGGATGACTCTAGTATTTGTAACAACAAGGTTAACTGCAGAAGTATTTCCTGCATCACCAACTGTTGCTGGCAATGTTCCTAAATTAGAAGCAATACTTCCAAGTATGTAACTAATGTAATCTATAGAATCTTGTGTAGCTTGTAGTTCTTTGCTACCTAGTAATGTTTGAGCAGATGTATTTGCTCTATAGTATGCACGACCCGCAACAGTACTAAAATAGTTAGTGCCTAATAGCATGTCATATGATAATGCATCAATAATAGTACCTGCATCACGATAGGTTAAATCAAGACTAGGTACAACTGTTGGATATTGTGTTGCAACAAATGTTCTGATTTGTGTTTGAATAGCTGTACGTTGTGCTTGTATTGTATTATATGCTAATAAGTTTGCGGCACTTTCCCATATTAAACATGGAAGAACTGTTCCAGCTAATCCAGCACCTGTACTTAAACTGCCGCCACTTGCAGGAGTGTTTGTACCGTTGATCCAATTAATAACATTACCAATCAATGCTTGGGCGTACAATGCGGCAGTGGCATTTGTACCAACCACTGTTAATACTTGTGTGCCGTTATTGTTAGCAGATTTTGTCCAACCAGCTGTTGTGCCGTTAATAATGTACGGAATAACTGTTTGTACCCGAGTTAATGCCGCTGTTGCACCTGCGATAATTGCCGCACTAGTCAATGTGTTATTTGTCAACGACCAGTAAGCTAGTCCGTCAATTTGACTTTGTGTATTACCACCGTAGGTTAAGTCGTACTTAACTGATTGTAGTAAGAACGCAATGTCGCGAAGTGTTTGACTCTTTTGTCCTGCTGATAATGCAGTCCAGCTAAATCCGCTACCGCTATAACCTTCTAAATAGGCTGCAACTTCTCGTTGTAAGAATAAAATGTTATCATTAATATTTGTAACAGCAGAATCATATCCAATTGTTGAGCCAGTGACGTTGCCAGTGTATCCAGCAACTCCCAATCCGGTAACAGAGTATGCTGTATTAGTTAATGAACCACCAAATAATCCCGGAGTTGATAGTGTTTGTGAGCCTGCGCCGCTTACTGAATAACTAGCAGTGCTAGTAGTAACAGTAGCCACTGCATAACCAGGTAATGCTGTTAATCCGCCAGCTAGTATAGACTGTAATGTTGCCACATTTGTTACGATACTTTGTGTAGTAGTTGCTAGTGTTTGTGCGCTACCATTAATATATTGTTGAGTTGCTGTAACTCCAGTTGTAGTTCTAACTGGTACGTTATTCACAATCGCAGGTATCAACTGTTGGACACGTTGTAATGCCACTGCTGTTTTAGGTTTGTCGCTGACCAAATATTGATTAGCACCTGAAACTTGAACAATGGTGCTACGTAACTCGTCACCAACAATGGCAGTATATGTTGGAACTACGATAGGACCGTATTCGTTGTATGTACCAGTTTTTAAATAAATTGTTGTATTTGGACGTAATAGTTGAGGGATACTTCCATAAGAGCTTGCTGATATTGAACTAGTAATAATACTTGCTAGTCCTTGTACTATTGTTAATGCACTGCTTTCAACTACAGTAGTTGCCACACCGGTAATATTTTGAATAGCTTTTGTGCTAACACCGTTTACTGTTTGATAGTTAACTGCCGGTGCTGAGTTAGATAGTACCGCAGGGAATAATGTGTTTTTTAAGTATATTAAACTTCCTGCAAATACTGGCGCTTGTTGCGTAGTTCCTGTGCTAGTGAATGTTGTTAGTGTTTTAAAATATGCTTGTGTTGCAGTTTCAGTATATAAGTTGCCACCGTGAGTTAAGTCAAATATAATTCCGTCAACTACTGTTCCGGTGTCGCGTTCAGCTTTGCTTTGTACGTAGTTAAAGGCTGCAACTGATGCTGTACTACTACTAGCACTGATTGCTCGAGTTATACCAGATTGATACGCTTCGCTAATTGTAAATGTTGTTGTAGAAGGAATTGTGTTTACATAATATACAGTTCCTGCGGTTATGCCGCCAGTGGCTGCTGAGAATGTAATAGGCATTCCGTAATACATATTAGCAGTAGTTATCTGACTAGTAGTACTTGAACCACCAACAATAAATGTATTTCCGCTTCCGCTGGTGCCAGTTACATTAAATGAATAGTTAACTTGAATAAAGTTGTTAACTTCTTTCATCATAAACTGTTTATTAAGTTTTAATAATAATCCAGCATTGGTATTTAGATAACCGTCTTCAATTTGTCGGCAAGCATATAATAATGTTGCCCATGGTTTATCTAGTGTTAGGCCTTGTCCGTTTCCAGTAGTATCAGTACCGCTTGGGGCAACATACACAATGTTTTGTAGTTGGCCGTAGTACGACCATGCTGGCTGATTGCCATTAACACGTAGTACTTGTCCGTCTGTGCCGATTGGTAAACGTACAGGACCAGTAGTACCGTAGTATACCATGTCGCCTTGTGTAGTTAAGGCGCCCGTGTCTGCTCCGCTTGACAAAATATTCCAATAAGTTGCAGTTGTGTCGCTAATAGGATCGTTTACACCAGTAGAACCAATGTGAACACTGATACAGATGTAACTGCTGTTTCCATAATAAACTGCATCGCCTGCAACATAAGTAACACCTGTTTTCCAAGTTGATGCATATCCGCTAGAAACTGTAACAGTGCCAATAGGACCTGTACCACCACCGCCAGTAATAGTTGCTACTTTAACAATTAGATCATTACCTGGAGTTGCACCGCCTAAGGCGCTGCCTAAAATCTTTAATGTATCATTGACTGTATACCCTGTTCCTGTAGTACTACCAATAACTGCTGAATATGCAGTTCCTGTGCGGGTCACAGTGAATGTTGGGCTTCCGCTGCCAGTTGCGCTTACGTTTGAGCTTGCAACGTTTGTGTAGGTTGTGTTAGCGGACGATGCCCAACGGATACCAGAACTTAATTTATTCCAGTATGTAGAATATGGAGGACTTGGATTAGTTGTAGCAGTTATTGACTGACTTGTTGTAGTACTTGTTATAACAAATACTGAGCCTGCAAGCCCACTAGGTGCTGTTGCACTGACTGTAAAGTGTGTACTATCAACAATAGTTTTTACATAGTATGTTGCAGTATTGCTTAATCCGCCAACTGCTGATGCAAATGTAACAGGTATGTTAACAGATAGAACGCTTGTATTACCGCTTGTTGTAATTTGATTAGGACGAGTTGGGTCGGTACTGATAGTTGTACCTGTAACAGTTAATGTTTGAACACTGTTATCGACAGTAGCGGCATGGGTATAACCGCCTAATGTTACAACATTACCAATCTTATAAGATGTAGCTGAAGTCCATTCGCCAGAATATACTAGTCCAGGTGTAAATAGTTTCCAATAGGTAGTTGCTGTACTTGGATTTTGTGGACTTCCTGATCCATTGTTTACTACGGCAGTATATGTATTACCGCCATATGATACAACATCGCCTGCTAGGTAATCACTAGCTGAGCTCCATGCGCCGCCAAATTGGAATCCGTTGACAAAAATAGCAAATTTGTCTGTATCAATAGCTGTGCCGGTTGATGTATGATAAGCAGTGCAAATCCATAAGTTTGCTCCGGACTTGACAACGTCATTTATTTTATATCTTACACTGCTACCGCTCCAGTTTCCAAGATATGAAAGACTCTGATTGAATAAATCCCAGTTTGCACTATCGGCTTCTAAGCCACTAGCGGCAGTTGCGGCACTAGTATGTTGTGTTTTACAAACGTAACTACTTCCACCGTAGTAGACTAAATCACGAACTTTGTATCGTGTACTGGTTGTCCATGCACCTAACCATTTGAATCCTGCAGAGAATGTATCCCATTTACTTAGATCATCTTCTAAGTAAGTTTGACTAGTATGTGCTGTTTTACAAATGTAAACAGTTGCTCCCCAGATGACAATGTCGCCTGGATTATAATAGGTAGTACCGGCCCAGGTATTTCTCCATGTTGAACCGTCAGCAATCAAGTTCCACTTAGTGACTCCGGGAATGCCTGCTAAATCTGTAGCAAATGCTGCCGAACTAGTATGACTTATTACACAAATGAAAGTTTTTCCGCCATTTGTAACAACGTCATCAACAACATAGCTGTGACTTGTTGTCCATGTACCTTGATACACAAACTTAATTCTACCTAATTTAAATTCTGCCATTTTATATCATCCTCTGATAGTATTTATCTTTGTTGTATTTCTTATGTTTGTAATTAACGATTTCTTGCGCTTCTCATAAACATGTCTAATGCTGCCATACCGCCATCTACTTTAGAACCAGTAATATAGACCTTGTTAAGCATCTTAATATCAGATCCAGGTAGCCCGGCTGCTACTGTTGATTTCATATAGTTTGGACCACCAACACTTATTGTACCTGCAATAAAGTTACCGGTATAGGTATTTGCACCACCCTGACTTAAACGGCCTGTTAAGTAAGATTTAACTGCTCGCTGTGTCGAGATTATTGCGTCAGAGTTGGCTGCAAATGTGTTGTCTGTACTAAACTGCGTTACAACTACACTTGAGTTACCTACAGCAATGCCGCCTAGGCTCAATGTTTGTAGACCGGTTAGTCCAAATTGTGTTGCACTCAGTGTAACAGTACCAGTTGCCTGCTGAACTCCAAATAGTCCGCCTACAGCAAAGTTACCGTTTTCGTCTGTGCTTGAATAGAATACGTGTCCTTGATTAGTTTCAACTGCTTGATTTTGAATTTGAGCAGTTGTAATATCAGTATATGGATAGTTAGCTGTGGCCTTATTACCTGTACCAACTAATAAGAAGTCATGGTTAGTTACACGACACTGGCTGTATAGTTGGCGTAACTGAATAGCAGTTCCATGTGCCGGACTCTTTGCTGTAGTCATCTCAGGAGACACTTGAATAGTTGCTTCAATAAACGGAGCTGTGGTTCCAAATACTGCACTTGCACTAGTTACTTTATAAATCTGACTGTTCCCTGCAATAGATAAGTTACTTCCAACTAACGGTACTGATGCTAGATTACTGACAATCAAGTTTAATCCTATCTGATATGTATCAGCATAACCATCTCCAGTAATAGTTACCACTGTAGACGTTGTACTGTATCCAGTTCCTCTATTGATAAATGTTGGGTTGGCTATTGCGCCGTTGCCGACTCGAGGAGTTAATGTAGCAGATACTGATACGTTATAATCTATAAGACTGATAGTAGGAGTTGTTAGTGCTGGATCATAGTTTGAGCCAGTTTCCCATAATGACAATGCAGTGATTACGCCCGAATTGATAGTTGGACGGCCTTGTGCCTTTGCACCTTCACTAATCGCTGTTGCATTTCCTGATTGACTACCGTCGCCAGTTAGTGTTGCAAACACTCCAATGTTTGAACTAGTTATTCCAAATACTATTGAGTCAATACTTCCGTAAGTTAGTGTTCTATTGGTCCAAGAAATACCGTGCTCGCTTGCCCATGCCGATGTACTGTCTGAGTTAATGGCAACAAATACTCCTTGGCCGTATCTTACCTTAGTAGCAGACATATAGTTTAATGATTGGGTCCAGTTAGCGCCGTCAAAACTAATTGCTGAACGTAGACCTGTGCCAGATTGAACTGCCACAAACTTGTTATTACCAAATGACACGCTAGTATATGCTGGTGCTCCTACTGAGAATGTTAACCCACTAGGTGTACCAGAACTTGTTGTTATAGCATTAGTACCAGCAATAGCGTGTGCATATGTATCTGATAATACAAATGTTGATTTGCCGTCAGTAGCACTGATATAATATGTGCCGTTTGTTACTGCACCGTATGTACCGGACGGAGTTAAGTTTGCGCCAGTGATAACTACCGACTGTCCAACAACTAACTGAGTAGTAGTTGTTGTGCAAGTAAACTGTCCAGCACCACCGGCAATACTAACACCACTAAGTATAACATTGCTAGTCGGTAATGTTGACAATGTCCAACTAATACCGTTGGTGCTCCATGCGCTTTGTCCGTTACTATTAATAGCAAGGAATATTCCTGAACCATATGTTAAACTAACCCATGATCCTATTGAGCTAGTGATAGCCGTACTTCCATTAATATCATCAAAGTGCATTAACAGCATGGTATTTGCATCTGGTGTAAAGGCAAACAATGAGGGCGTAAATGTGGTTGAGTATCTAGAAACGCCTCTAGTAACTCTTACTTCGTCAATATAACCAGTGGCAACAGTTCCTCCTGTCCGTGATGCTCCTATTACTATAGGGCGTGCCGCATAGGCATTAGCATCTGTATAAGTTGTTGGCGTTAGTGTTCCGTTGACAAACATCCTAGTTATTCCACTAGACCTTGATATTGCTACATGGTTCCAAGATCCTGCTGAGCAGGCCACACTAGATGTAATCTGATAAGCATTGTTGACAAATAATCTTATATTTCCAGCAGTATTCATCTCTAAATAGATTGCCGCATCATTACTAGCACTGCGTTGATCGATTAATACTTGCTGTGTACCGAGAGCAGTTGGTCTCCAGAAAAATTCAATTGTAAAATCTTCGTTATTATAGGCAAAGCGTGTATCACTTGCTACAGTAACGTAACTTGAACCGTTTAAAGATAAACTAGAAATTCCAAACTTTTGTTGTGCAGTACTTATTACCGGTGTGCCGGTTAATGTTGTTTGTGTACTACTTGGCAAACTACTTGCTGTCCATGTTTGTCCCTGATTTGTTGAGTAGGCTGCACGGGTGTTATCGCTACTAATGGCAACAAATGTTCCGTTGCCGTACATGATTTTATTCCATGTGGATGTAGAAGGTAATGAACTTTGTCTCCAACCTAATCCGTTTGAATTAGAATATGCCGCAATAGAGGCACCACCTGTGGCTGTTCCCAATGCTATCCAATAGTTATTTCCGTAGGCAATAGTAGACCATGCTGTTATCCCTGTTGGTAATTTTATTGAAGTCCATGTTGCCCCGTCAGTTGATGATGCACCAATAGTACCAGTTGTTGGAATAGCTATAAAATAGTTATTTCCGTAGGCAACACTAGTAAAAGATGCTCCACCAACTAGTGATGTTGCCACTGTTCCTGAAGTCTGTGAATACGGCGGAGCCGATGCTACAGTTCTAGGTTCAATATAGTATGCACTTGTAGAATCTAGTGATATCACTGAAGGAGTTCCGGGAGTAATATTATCCCATCCACTTGCGGCCATTCTCATATTACCTACACCAGTAGTTAATGTGAGTGGAGTTCCCGCTTGTGTTGTGCTGATTGATAAAGTTGGGTTTTGTCCGCTTGTTAAAGCAGTTATGTAATAAATGGTATAAGAGTTTACTCCGCCAAATAAACTGGTTGAGAATGTTCCATTCATAGTACTAATGTTTCCAACACTATGTGTAACTACTGTCTTAGCTCCGGTAGTAGTTAGTGTCATTGATCCGGTACCGCCTCCTAATGTTAGCGGTTCTGGGCATGTTCTTGCCTGTATTAAACCGCTTCTATTAGTTAATATATATGGATTTGTTTTATCTGAGCTGATTGTAATTTTATTAGTAACAGCATTAATTGTTAGAATATAGTATACAGTTTCAGGAGCAATGTTACCAAATGTTTTTCCTGCCGCTATTCCGCTGAATATTATAGGTTGTCCTGCAATAAATCCGGTTACGTCATCAACTGTAACTAGGTTAGTGCTGAACTCTGTATTAGTTACAGTTGTTCTAATAATGCTAGATGCAAGATTAAAACCGGCGGCATCGACAATATTACTGATATAATAAACTACGCCTGGTTGAATTGCCGCGTCAAATATTGTTCCGCTGAATACTACTGGAGTCATTGGCACTAACGACGTTGTTGTGGCTTTTACTTGATTAATAGGAGTACTAACTGGCGTACCTACTGTTTCAACTGTAGTTAACTTTACAAGATTTGTGGATATTGTAAAGTTATTTGAGTCAACGATCTCGTTAATATAATAGTTTGTTCCTAATACTACACCACCTAGTGCCACACCAGTGAACTGAATAGGAATATTTGGAACCATATTTGCAGTTGGTGCTTTAATGTATCCAGAATATCTTGGATAAGACATGGTCTGAGAACCAGTTGCTACGTTATTTAGATCGATAGGATTACCCGATAGCGTGGTTGATATCTGTATTGCATTATTCACATAATCAATATCGGTAATATAATATTGGTATCCTGGAGTGATGTTAAAAGGGCCTTCACCGAATGTTACTGGCATGTTCAATAATAAACTAGCAGTAGGTATAGAAATGGTGTTTATAGTACCTCCAGCAGTAGCAGTAGCAACTACAGTGTCAACAGATGTTGATGTTGCCGTTGTTGTATAGTAAGTTGGAATAAACTGTACTGCTTGATTTACATACCACGGGCTTACGTCAGTTCCTGATGCCAATGTTAGTAAGTTATTAGCTGGTGTTGAGTTATATGTTGATGTTATTATAGTTAACGGATCATAACTTTCTTTTAATACCAGTGCTGTTTTAGTAGCAATACCATTTGAGTCAACTCCGGCGGCATTGTTATAGTATGAAATAAATCCATACTGTCCTGCTCCTGTTCCTGAGTTAATAAAAACACGCATACCAAGATAATTATAAAGTCCTTGATCGGTTGATGCTAGTTTAATGCTATAAAGACCGCCATCTTGAGCAGTATTTGAACTATTTGCATAACCTGAACCTCCAGTAAATCCGTTGTTGTCTGTTGTAATCCTTGCATTAAATATTGCTTGACTGCGAGGTTCGTCTCCAGATAAAAGAGCATTTGCGCCAGCACCAACAATTTCATAATTTGCATACGCTGTAAATCTATTAGTTGTTGTTTCAAGATAGAACTTTGGAGAAACTGTATTGCCTGATATTTCTACTTGGCTTCCGTAAATTATTGAATAAGTGTTTGCTATAGGTGCATTGGCGCCTTGTGGGAAAAACTTAAATGTTAAATTATTATTAACGCCTACTGAGTCACTAACTGAGAACCAAACTCTATACCAACCATTTGCTAGAGTTTTTTGTGCGCCATAACTAGTTGGTAATATTCCGCCATTTGCTGAACTTGTAAGACTTGTTCCGCTATACGGTGTCACTGTGTGACTAGATACGTTATAGTTAATACCGCTGGTCACTGTAGTTGTTCCAGAAAACACAGCTTGAATATCGACACTTGCTGATGTTCCTGCATATACATATAGACTTAATGTATATGCTTGACTGCTACCCAAAGGTACAGTTCCTGTTGATGCTGAAATAGTAGAAATACCAGTACCTGATAAGTTACCTACAACAATTGTTAAATCATTATCAGTATCTACTCCGCCAAGCACTGACCCTTTAATAAGGATATTATTTCCTGTTTGATATAGTGATCCTGCTGTATTTACTGTTACTACATATGCAGTAGGTGTAACGGTAATATTAAATGTTGCACTGTTGCCAGGAGCACCTTCCTGAGTAGCGCCGCTAATATTAGTATATGTGTACCCTGCTGGATTGATTGAGATACTTTGTTGTATATAGCCTGTACCTTGAGTTCCTGTTGATCCTGTAAGTAACCATGCTTCTGTATACCCTGTTGGTGCAGTACTATTTTTAATAAACGATAAGTTAGCATCGTTAGTCCAAGTTGTAAGAAATTCGTTACTATATTTTAGCATATTAGTTACAGGTTTGTAATATCCTGAACCGGCATTGTTATAGTTTAACTTTAATAGTTGGTCAGTTGTACCAAACGCACTGGTAACAGTAGCTTGGACTTGTTGTGATTGATTATTTACTGTTCCGGATAACGGAACTTCTGTTAAGTCATAGCCTTCGCTGACAACCCCAAATGTACCATATGAGCTGTTACCGTTAGCTGAACGAATACGTCCGCCAGATTCTGCAAAATATCCTGCATAAGCATAATATGAGAACACTGAAATAGCTTCAGTGATTGCGCCAGGGCCAGTACACCAGATACCAATACCGTCGCTGATTACCATAGTGTAGTCATTAGATACAATTGATTTACTGCCGCCGTTGTGCAATGTACCATCTATCTTGATACCAGTGGCACCATCGCCAAATACTGTTAAGTTTTGTGCATATGGACTTTTACGAATAATCCAGACACTAGTATCGTTTGGACCATTTCCTGGATCTAAACTAGTATATGCAGGCCCGGTTGGTCTTGCAGTTGTATATTGATTAACACCAGTAATTGTTCCTTTTAGTCCGTATAATGATAAGTTACGAATAGTTGTTCCGTTACGCATTAAGAACATGTTTTTTAAACAGTCGCCTGCATAGACTGTCATACTACCGCTGCCATTAGTAAACTGTACTAGATTTCCGCTAGCAGTAAGTGTTCGAATAGTGCCGCCTACTGATTGATTAGCCGCTACAAATACATATCCGTCAGCTAAGGGGTATCCTATACATAAAGTAATAGTAGCAATACTATTAACATTTTGAGAGAAAGCATATACATAGGTATTATTTGCAACAGCAACACCTGTTATTTTCATTCCAACTGCTAGTGATGTAATGTTAATAACATTTGATATAATATTACTGCCGATAACACCACTGCCTGTAAATGTAAATGTGGGTCCATCATTTATTTGTAATGATGTGCTAGTAATGCTACTACCCACAACATAATATGTTTGTCCCGATGTTATTCCGCCAAACGATGTTATTGCATTGTTAACTGGAGGACTAATAAACTGCAATGGCATTTGATCTGTTAATCCCACAGTACTGTTGACAACCATAGTATTTGCAGTTGCCGGGTTGCCGGTAGCAATAGTGTCAGTACAATACATTGTAATGTTAGTTGCTGGTTGGACTACTGAACTTCGTAGTTCGTCACCAACAATTGAAACGTTTTCTGGAATAACAATGGGTAACTGTTCACTGTATGTTCCGGTCTTAACATTAATTATTGCAGTGATTCCTGTGTTAGAACTAGGTACTAGGTAAGTATTTTGATTAGTTAATGCTGTAGTAACTATAGACATTAGACTTGAAATATTAGTAGCTATATTAGTTTCAGCGGTTAAACTGTTGTTAATAGTTTGATACACAACACTAGTTGCGGCTACTCCATTAGTTGTTTGATAGTTAACAGCTGGCACAGTATTAGTTACAATACTCTGCATCAATGATAACAAATAGTTAAGTGCTGGACTGTAATAAACAACAGAGGCTGCGGTTAAACTGTTTATAAACTGATCTTTAGTACCAACAAAGAAATATGATAAGGTAGCCGCGACTATTTGACTATTGCCACCTCGTTTTAAATCGTAAATCACTGCATCAATAATTCTTTCAGCATCGCGTTGGGTGTAGTTTATATCCCATAGACTATCTGCACTAAATGGACTGTTGTTTTGTTGCATTTGATAAAACATCCATTGTAGCATTTCTGCGACCATAAATCCTTTGTTGGCTTTTAATAATGCCACTGCATTTGGAAAATAAAATCCTGCTGTGACAGTGTCGCAAGCATATCTAATGCTTTTCCAAGGTTGATCCCATGTTCTACCAAAATGTGCAGAGTCAATACCACTGTATGCGTCAACATAGTATACTGATGCTACTACGTTTGTTTTTTTCCAATTAGGTACGTCAGTTAATACAGCTAATACGTATGTGTCAATCTCGCCAAGTGGACTAGTAATAGGCAATACGCTAGGCTTTCCGTCTTTGAATGTTCTTAAATCGCCTTGAACATTTAGCGAGTTATTAAGATCATGTGCAATCAACAGTACCCAGTTAGATCCCCTAGTGTCTTGATCTGGACTAGTATTCAGAGATGACGCTTGGTAGTTTACGCAAACATAAGTACCGTTGGCCCAAGAAACCACATCGCCGACAAAATAAGTATTTCCAGAAACCCAGCGATTAGCCCACTGTTGTCCGGGGATTAACAAAGACCAATAGACCGAGTTTATACCAACTAATGATAATACTTGACCATCGGTTATAGTAGTATCTGGTGCTTTTGATAATGTAATGTAATGGTTAGTTCCGGTGATAGTAGTCGATGTTGCAGTTTGGTTGGTTGCAACAGTCCAGGTATTTCCTGACCCGGCACTAATATATGCGCCTGCTGTTATACCGCTTCCTGAAATTTCCATGCCAGTCCCAAACGTACCCGTAACACTACCAGATAGTGTTAAGATACTGGCATTGGCTAGAATTATTGTAGTAGGAGTAAGAGTACTATATGTTCCGGGGTCAATAGCATAGCTCAGTGTGATACTGGTAGTGGAACTAGCTGTACATGATACTATAGAATTAGTATTAATATTAGTATTACCGCTTACAACATACTGCACACCAGTAGCCGGTGCAGATGATTGTGTTGGTATCGCATATGTTACTAGATAAGGACCTGTTCCTGTTTTAGATGTAAAAGAACTGATAGTTATACTTGTTGGTGCTGTAAGAGTAGCTGTGGCCGATGCGGTATTGGTTACAACAGTTGATACTTTTTGTCCGCTAAAAAAACTATCACTTGACAGTGTCATTCCTGGAGAAATATTAGTAACGGATGACACATTTAGTTTAGTTCCTGCACTACCAACAGCAACATAACTAGTACTCACAGTAGCAGTATTAGGATCTTGTGCAGTACTGTTTGCAGTTGCTTTATACAAAAGACCATTACGTGCTACTAGGTCTCCAGGCATATAACTAGCGCCAGACGTCCAAGTATTTCTTGAGTTGTATCCAATATTAAACAATGACCAGTTGGCAGTACTAGTGTTTGGAGAATTACTTACATTGTTTGCTGTTTTGCTAATGTATGCATTGCCGCCAAACAATACTGAATCACCAATTTGATATGTGGTTCCGTTTGACCATACTAGTTTAAATAACTGCCCTGGCGTATACATACTAAAGTTACTAGCATTGAATGTAGAACTTGCCGAGTGATACTGTGTGCAAATGTAAATATTGCCGTTAAGTTTAACTAAGTCGTTTAGTTTGTATCGTGTGCCAGAACTCCATGCGCCTTTATAATCAACGCCAGAGTAGTATACAGTCCAGCTTGCTGAGTTTGCTTCAAGTCCAAGAATATTATCGGCAGCACTGGTATGATTAGCTGTACATTTATAAACAATGCCGCCATATTTTACAACATCGTTAACACCGTAAATTGTGTTAGTAGTCCATGTTGTTTTCCACCCATCAGACTCTGTATATTCAGTCCAGTTTGCCACATTGGCCGCAAAAGTAGTACTAGTATGTGCAGTTGATGAGTAGTAAACTTTGCCGCCAAAAACAACAATATGTCCGACACCGTATGAGTAGTTAGTTAGCCACGGACCTGTCCATGTCTTACCGTCAACTACCAGTGCCCAGCAAGGAAAAGTAGCATACAAATCTGTATAAAAATTTGCGCTGGATGTATTTGGAATTAGGCAAGTGTATGCTTTACCGTCATTAAGAATTACATCGTCTCGTGCGTATACAGTACTAGGAGCCCATGCGCCTGCCCATGTATATCGTAGTCTACCTATCTTAAATTCTGCTGCCATGTTATATTTTCCTTATCTCTCTATTACTTATCTGTTTGTTTTAACTTACAATTTGGCTTTGGTCGTATGTGTATGCTTGATTAATTCGCACTACTAATTCACCGTTGGCGTTAATATAATAATAACAATTTTTACCGTCAAATCGATACTGATCAAAAGTTAAATTTGGATAGGGCCGACTGTGATCAGTTGCTAATCGACCATCAAAGAAATCAATACCATACTCAAAATTTTCAAAGTTGCCGTCATTAGGTCCGGGAGCATTTAGTGTAATTGTATCAAAATCTTTGAGCTGGTCAATTTTATAAAAATAAAGTGTACCGTCATCTGTGCGTTGTAGTCCGTAGAAAAATCTAGGATTACCTTCACCTAATATATCATTTAAACTAAGTTCGCCGCCTGCATAATAAGTCATAATCTTTTCCTTTAAACTATTTCAACGTAGCTCATTACCAAATCTAAACTACTATCAAAGTTTGCACTCATCTTAATACTTGTGGATGGTCCCAATACTAACTTTTCACCGCCGTTAACTACTCTCAAACTTTGATTAGGCGGTATAACAACTTCTTTTATGAAGTATGCTGTAACTGGACTTCCGCTGTCACCTGTTGGATCCGTTAATCTAATATTGGCCAGCACAATACCGTTAGTCATGTTGGTCAAACTAAGACCAATAACAGTAGTCTTTGCGTTTGCGCCTGTGGTTAAGATAGTAGACTCCACTGTTCCTAAACCTGTTTTTAATACGTTTTTAAAATTCGTTGCCATTTTTCTGTTATCCTAACATTATTGCGGACGTGATGCCCAAACTTTCTGCTTCTGCGGCAGTTACGCCACCAACTGTTCCTGCTATACCTGACCAATACGTTCCAGTATAGACTTCAACTCTGCCGTCTGTGGTATTATATCTAACCATACCTGTTTCTACGATTGCGGGTCTGGAATCTGTGTTTCCTACTGGGATAACAAATCCGCCACTGCCACCTATTTTAAAATAACCAGTACCTGTATTTGATATTTCAGTAACACTGTCAGCAATAATATTACTTATCAAATTTCCCCGAACTTCAAAATTCCCAATTTGTACAGTTGCATCTAGTACTAAATCTGTGCCAGATGTTGTTGTGGCAATAGTATTTCCGTCAATTTTAATATTTTCAAACTGTGCATATCCAGTAGTGGTTAGTGTACCTGTTATATTGGTATCACCAGTTTGTGTGTAATTGCCAGTTTGTGTGTAATCACCAGTATGAGTTACTGTTCCTGTAATTTCTGTGTCGTCTAGTACGGTTGTTCCGTTAACTCTAAGGTCTTGGGTAATTTCAACATCGTTAGTTGGAATTGATATAATGCCGCCGGTGCTGGCTTTAAGTACTAGATCAGTGGCTAGTCCAACTGTGGTTATTGTATTATTACTAATGTTGATATCGCCAACATTTATTTCGTTAGTGTATAGGTATTTCCATCTTAGGCTATTACTACCTAAGTCATATGTGTTGTCAGTACTTGGTAATAAATCACTGTCTACGCCAGCAACAAAACTCACAGTGTCAGTAGTTTGATCACCAACTTGTATGTTGCCACCTATGGTAACATTGCCAACTACATCAAGATTTCCTGCAATGTTTACATTGTTAGTAAAGTTGATTTGATCATTTGCACTGGTAATATTGATAGGACCAGTTGTACTGCTAAAAGTATTACCTGTAAGTCTTAGATTACCAGTTTCAATTTTTGTACCGTCGATGTAGGTAGTGTTAGCACCGTTGGTAAATGTTACTCCAGCGTCTGATTGAATATTAACACTAGCATTGGTAAACTGTACTGTGCCGTTTTGTTGATTAACATAAAATAAATCGCCAACACGGAAATCACCTTTATGATCAACTGAGTTGTAATAAATCTTTGCGCCACTGGCTTCCGTTATTTCATTGTCTTGAATCACAAATGTTACATCATTATCACTGCGTTTGCCTGCACCAATGTATGCTAAACTATGTCCAATCAAATAAGCAATTACTCCTGCTCCTACACCATATACTCCATAGTTACCATAAACCGTAGCAGAGCCAATAGCACGGACCTCAACACCAAAATCACTGTAATCAACTAATGTAAATTTGGTAGCGGTTGCTCCGTTTGTGGTGTTACGAATATCTTGAGATAATGTTCCGCCAACTACCAGTCCTGTGATTTTTCCAGTTAGATAAATCTTTCCGTCAGTGTCTTTTTTAGCAATAGTTCCGCTGGCTAGTACTGTAACTCCGTCAGTGTCATAGTAACTTACAGTATTGCCAACGTTAAATGTTCCTGTAGTGCCGCTTAGACGAATAGCTGTTTTGCCTGCATTAGCAAATCCTGTTGATCCGCTGTATAAGTACATTCCTTTATCTGCAAAGTAACTAAAACTGTTTAACCACTCAACTCGAGTTCCGTTGGTTGCTGATAGACATTCTTGATTTGGTGTAAAGAATGTTACACTATGGAACAAGCAAGCGGCTTCTTTACTGGCGATGTTAGCAACTGAGCCATCTAATAGAATGCCTTTGCCTGCGTCATTGCTGTCAAATCCGTAAGGATCACCTGCACTAGTTACGCTTCCTCTGCTGATGACTGTGACGTTTCTAACATAAGGACTGCGAGTAGTTACTGTAAAATTGTTAGCAAAACGGAATGCATACCCAGTATTATTTGAAGCATTGTATCTGTAACCTGTAATGGTTATATCTTCAACAGTTGTTTCACCGTTGAGCAAAAATGCATCTTTATCCACAGTTCCTACTGTAGGCTGTATAGTTACTGAGCGTAAACTTTCACCTTTGATAGTCACTCCCACGGGTACAGTTAAGGGAAATATCTCAGTATATGTACCTGGGTATAAGAAAATTGTGTCGCCGCTGGCGGCTACTGTTATTGCTTTCTTTAGGCTAGCAAATGGGTCGTTTTGGTGTGTTCCACTATTTGTGTCAGTACCGTTAGTAGCAACATAATATATTTTACCCTGGCGTAATGTTAACTGTATTCCGTCAACTGTTAAGTTGTCAGTGGCAATTGCATTGCTGTGAATTGTGTTAACCCAAATATCTGCCCAACGCTTGTTGCTTGCACCTAGCGTAAATGTATTATCAGTATTTGGAATTATATTGCTGTTAATGTCAGCGTTGAATACAATATTATCTGTATTTGCATCGCCAATTGTAATATCACCGTCTGCTGTAATACTGCCGGTAGCGTGAATATTTCCATGAACATTAGTATCTGCAAATATTTCTACAGTACCGGTACCATTGGGTCGCAACTCTAAATTAGTACTAGCAGTATTAGTTGAGATGGTGTTAGCATCTAGTGTAACTGCATCTATTTTAAGTTTGTTTTGATATACTATTGCGGCGCCATTAAATCCTGTTAGATTTAAAATGCCTGTTGAACTATTGATAGTATTACCAGAAATGGTAATATCGCTGACATTGAGAGTGTCAGTTTCTAAATATGTTGTTCTTGTTGTGCCGTTTACCTGCAGGTCATGTGTAGGAGTATCGGTATTCACGCCGATACGCATGTGATTCACATCGAGATATAGAAGGTCTGTCTCAAACGCTAAATCAACTCCGTCACGAAGCAGATTTGCTTTTAAGAGCGGACCCGAAATGCGACCAATGGACATGCGCTCTCCTAATGACCCCGTGTTTCACGGTTAACCACCTTACATTGCGGGTTTACCACAGTTTGATATCGGGGGTTTATTGGTCAAACCCCTCAGTAATATTATTTAGCTGTTTGGAAATTTAGCCCAGGATTATGCCCCATAAACCAAGGACTGCTTCAACTTCTTCGTAGGATATTTCTGCGGCAAGTCCCCTAGCTGGTATCCATCCGTTATCGCCCTCTGATGGATTTCCTGAATATACCTCTGCGGCTACAACAGGATTTTCTACAAACTCTATAACCACATGATTGTTTATTCTAAATTGGCCAGGTTCAGGAGTAGGTTCTCTAGTGGAGCTATCACCAATAGGCATAGCTAATGCGCCCATGTTGGCAAATTTAATGTATCCTTGCCCGGTATTAGCAAATTGTATTTTTTTACTTAGTACGGGACCGTTTAAAGTTAATACATCTGTTCCTGATTTAAATAATATATTATTTGAAGCTGCCGCCAGAGTGATATTAGTACTTGATAAAGTAGTTCCTGCAATATCTATGTTTGCAAAAGTTCCGCCTGCGCTGGTTATAACTTGACCTGTTATAAGTGTATTTCCTGTACGAGTATTGGTAGTTGGGGCTAGTGTAGCACCTCCTAAATAATTGCCTGTATGTGTAACTGCTCCATTAATTGATACATTATTAAAGTAACTAGTACTAGATACAGTTAAATTATTATCTATAACCACGTTAGACGTATCAGCTTTAATTTTATTTGTAGATCTTAATACAAGATTTCCGCTAGTTGCACTAATAATATCTGTAGATAAATTTATGTTTGCTGTTTGCGAACTTACAACATATGTATTTTTCCACTTTTTATTAGGTATCCCAGATCCTAAGTTATATGTGCCGGTTGTTTTAGGTATTATATTACTAGTAACTTCTGATGCAAAGTTAACCGTATCTGTAGTTTGATTGCCAACAGTTAGTGTGCCTTCAACTTTAATATTGCCGCTAGTATATAAATCTTTAGCAAATTGTACATTTTGTGTCAGTATAGAAAGTCCATTTGCAGGTGTTATTTCAAACGATTGACTACGAGTAAGAATAGTGTTATCTCGAAGTGTAAAATCACCAATGTCTATTTTACTATAATCTATAAACGTTTGATTAGGGGCTGTGCCAATAATTAGTCTACTAGCACCGGTTACTACAGCTGAAGTAATATCTATTGATGTTGTGCCTTTATCAAAATCAACGTAGAACTGATCGCCTACTCTAAAGTTACCTTGTTGATCAACACTTTGATAATAAATTTTACCGCTATTAAGTTCTACAGTTTCGTTGGCTTGTATGACCAGGGTTCGATCGTTGCTGGAGTCTAAGCCTGTGCCAACATAACCAAAGTTATATTCAATCAAGTACATTAGAGTATTTGTACCGTCTGCTACAGCTCCGTAAGTTCCATAAACGCTGGCACTGGCAATAGCACGTACTTCAGCACCAAACTTAACTCCCAGTCCGGCTAGACCTAAAACACCTTGTGTAGCATATAGGCCACGATAGGCAAAGTAGGTAAATGAGTTTAACCACTCTACACGGACACCGTTGGTCATTGTTAGAGCATCAACGCCCGGAGTAATAAATGTACAGTTGTGGAACAACATTGCGGCTTCATATGTAGTGGTATCACACGTACTACCGTCTACTAGAGCGCCTTTACCCGCATTAACTCCACTGGTAATAACTGAAACGTTTTGTATATAGGGACTTCGAGTAGTTGTTTTTGCGTTTGCCGCAAAGCTAAATGCATATCCTTGATAAAAATTACTAACTGTTAGATCACTAACTGCGGTTTCACCATTAAGTAAAAATGCATTGTTGGTATTGGTTCCGCTAGTTGGCTGTACTGTAACTGCTCGTAGTCCTGTGCCTTTTACAGTCACTCCTACAGGCACTGTTAAGGGAAATATTTCAGTATATGTACCTGGATAGATGTGAACCGTGTCGCCGCTTGAGGCCACACTTAATGCTTTTTTGACTGTGGCGTAGGGACCATTTTCATGGTTACCTCGATTCGTATCAGCCCCGTTAGAAGCAACAAACCATATTTTACCTGGACGCAGAATTACACTTATGCCTGCACTGCCAATTGTATTGGCTACAAGTGCTTGGCCGTTGACATGAGCAGTGTAAATGTCTGCCCAACGTTTGCCTCCAATGGCTAAATCGCTACCTAATGAATAGGTAATATCCAGATCTGGAATAATATTGCTGTTAACGTCTGCACTAAATGCCACATTGTCGCTGTTATTGTTACCAAATATCACACTGCCATCTGCTGTGATATTTCCTGTAGCATGTAGATTTCCTGTAATATTTGTGTCAGCATATATTTCTAAAGTGCCAGTTGGACTTAGATTAATGTTAGTAGCTGGCGTATATGTTGATATTGCATGTCCGGTAATTTCTAAGTTATCAGTTTTAATATTGTGAGCGTTGACATAATCACTACCCGATAAGACCACAGTTCCGCTGATTGCTTTTATTAGATCATTGGGGCCAATTTCTAAATTACCAACATTGATCTTTGGAGCATCTATGATAATAAAATCAGTACGTAGGGTGCCGTTGACATACAACTCTTTGTTAATGGGAGTGCTGTTAACACTGAGTTTTTTGTTTGTTACATCTAGATAAAGTAGCTGATTTTCAAACCTAAGATCATTACCCTCACGCAACAAGTTTGCGTTAAGTAGTGCTCCTGAAATTCGACCCAGCTGTTTTGCCATAGATAATCCCTGGTACTAACAGTACCTTATAGTATATTTATTGGGATTTGGATTATTGGTCGAAACCGTGTAGCACGGTCACGTGCTTGGGGTCTACAGTGCCTAGAGGAACTGGACCTTGGAACTGTAGGTAATAGCCCGTTGGATATGCGGCATTGGCAAACGATTGTCCGTTGGTTGCACTACTTAATCCAAGGACGGTCACTGAAGCACCGGCTGCTTCGTTAGATACTGTTTGGCTAACTGTTATGTCACTAGCAGTTACATTAGTAATAGTATAAGTGCCACTGTTGCTGTTGCTACCTGCTATGGTAATAGATTGACCAATGTAGTAACCTCTATTAACCCAATTAACAGTTGCAGTATTAGCACTGTGAATTTTGTTACTGGGTGGACTGGCTACATGAACAAAACTGATAACAGTATCTGTAACACGGCAGGGATTTTGCAGAATCACATAGTTGGTAGTATGCAACTGCATGACGTTTTCAACAAACACCAAAAGATTAGCACCAGACCAAGTTGATTTATCGTCAACTAGATCAGTTGTTGGGGGTGCAGGATTTAAAGGGCCAAAGATATATTCTACATCGTCGCCTGTGCCTAGATCTTGTTGCACAATCTGTGTGGATTCTTTGTAACGAAGACTGCGCCATGCGGCACGGCCGCCGGCACCTTGGTATACTTCCAATTCGTTTGATGTTGTATTGTATCTCAACTGTCCAAGACTTGTGGGATTAATACTGTCAATGCCACCTGGGCGCTGACTAGTAGTTCCTTTTGGCACACGAACTGCGTTGTGTGTATCCAACGTGATTTCATTGCTGATCTGTACAGCAATACTATCGTCTTTTACATTACGAAAGTTAAGTTGACTTTTCTTTAAAAACTTCATTAGCTTACTCGCATGGTACTTACTGTAGCTGATACTGAGTCATTTGCAGATGAAGTTGCATGTAATCTATCGCCGCCACTCAATACAAATTTTTCTGTGTCAAACGTAAATGTTTCACTTGCTGGTAATTCTAACTGTTTAATAACTAAACTTGCATTACTTACTGCGCCACCGCTTGGTACAGCATACACATTAATAGTCACAGTTGATGCGGAGTAATTGCAAAATACCACACAGGTGATTGCATACTCCACGTCAGCAGGACATAAAAATAAATTATTCCCACTGATACTTAATGTTTGATTATTGATTGCCATTATGTGTCCTTAAAATATCATACTGTAGGCTAATGCTTTTCTACGGCTGACTAATTCATCTCTTGTTGTTTCATTATTTACAAAATATATACCAGTGCCGCCAAATGTTTCTGGCTTGGTATAAAGTACTATGCTGCCAGGTGCTTGAGCAGGATCCTGTGCGGCTGTTGTGATTTTTAAAGCGTCATCAACTGTTACTGAGCCGGTTCCTGCGGCTCTTAACACTAGATCTAATCCTAGATCAGTTGTGGCTATTGTGCCGTTTGAAAAACTAAAATTCTGTGTGCTAAATGCGCCAATTTTAAATTCAGCATTTGTCACACCGTTTATTAGCAACGAAGCTTTGCTTTCTGCTTCACCGTTTTGTGTATCAAATACTTGAAAACGTGTGTCACTACGAGCAATAAAGTTTGGAGGCGTTACGTTAAAAAAGTTTGCAATTGCACCGTTGACCCACTTAACGTTTGGTATTGCTTCTTCATAAGCTATTTGATTTTCTTCTACATACAGCTTATTATTAATTCTGTCTGCGTAATTGACTACGCCATGTACTGCAATAATAGCAGTGCCTGTTCCTGTTTCGCCAGGATGTGGACTTGGTCCAAGTAAATTTAAATTTTGATCTTTGTCGTTGGTAGTAATACTGTTGGTGCGTATGCCTGCTAGTAAAGTATTCTTTGTTTTGAAAACGAAGGCACCTTGCTTGTTGCTGTTGGTCTGATTGTCAAACCACCATAGGCTCTCACTGAACAACATCTGTCCTGCACTATAAACTCCACGGCCTATTTCAATGCCAGCTTCACCGGTAGCAGATAAAATTCCGCTGCCAGTGGGCTGTCCATTTTCGCCAAGTTGATTATTAATCACAATAATGTTGTCAACCATTGATACTGTACTTGACTTTACTGTTGTGGTATTTCCGTAAACCGTTAGGTCACCTGTAACAATAACATTACCAGGACTTGCACCAACGTCTAAAGTGATAACGCCATTGCTGTCGTCTTGTCCGTTGTAACGAACTTTAACTTTGTAGTCGGAATCGTTTACTTGTATAATTCTTGACATGTTTTATCCTTGTAGGGGCCGAAGCCCCTATTACTATTAAGCGTTTTCGATCTGTACTGTAGCAACAGTAGTAGCACCAAAAGTCCATTTTGCTGACTCACCGTTGGTAAACAACCAAGCTGTTTCGTTGTTTGTATCGCGCCATAGTCTTGCTTTGTGCGCTGTCAACTTGGTAACAAAGTATGTGTTGCCATTGTTATCAGTTGCACGAATAGTCATTTCCCTTGCACGAGGGTATTCGGCATCTATTGGAGTATTATCAACTGGCACATGATTAACTAGTTTAGCTAGTGCTGGCTCGTCATCTTTGTCGGTATCTGTTGGATCTTCTGGATTGCTTTGCACAATAACAACATAGCTACGAGCATTTTGTTGTTTGATAATGTCAGCAATCTGAACTTCTTCATCATAATATACACGAGCGATGATTGCGTTTTCTTGATTAGTTGCAGAGCCAACAAATCCTGTATCTGCAACAAAAGCTGCCACACCACTTGCATTAGTTGGAGTTGCAGCCGGATCAAATACTAGAGCCGCATCTGCTGAGTTAACATAACCAGACCCTTTTTCTGTTACTAAGACACTTAACAATCCATAAGTTACATTCAATGTTAGGCCTGTTGCGCTCGCTGTGTTAGTTGTAGCTAGTGGTGTTGCGGCAAATGTTGTACGATCACCGTCAGCAGTTTTAGTCACAGTTGCTACTACACCTGCAGGTGCTGTACCACTACGTGTTGTAAATGTCAAACCAGTTGTTGCTCCAGCATTTGTTGCGCTAAGAGTATTAGTTCCTAGAATAGCATTGGCAAAACTATCTGTTAATGTAAAGGCTGTAGCGGTTGGTGCTGGACTTGCTGAGATGTAATATGTTGATAGTGCTAGGTTACACCCTGCTGTGTCAACTCCGCCAACTAAAATTGATGTACCAACTGCAATTGGTAGTGTAGTTGTAGAAAATGTTAAGTTTGCTGTTGTACCAATAGTCACTGTTGAAAGTGTGGTAGCACCTGCTAATGTAGCCACAGTAAAAGTTGAACCGCCAGTAACACCTACTACTGTGCCAACAGGGTAAGCTGTTGTTCCGCCTACTGCGACTGCGGCTGATAATGCTTTATAGTGGAATGTACCAACGGCATTTACGCCGCCTGGTAGACTTGGCTTACTAATACTAGCGTCAGGCTGAGTTGTCCAACCCGATCCTGCTACGATTGAACCATAACTGGCAATACCTTTACCGCCGATACCATCATCACCTGCTGGTACGCTGTGCATTGTTCCTTCACCATGGCTGTTGTGGCTTCTACCTGTTGTTCCTTCACGACCGTTGCGACCGATGTTTCTATTACCAAAAAATTTCTTATTTAGAGGACGTCCCATTTTGTTTTCTCCTTAAAAACCGGCGTTCTAGGCCGTACGCGGTGGGGTACCGCATAAAACTCGCGACATGCGAATCATACAAAGTATTTATCTAGTCCTTCAAGTTAAAGGCTAGGCTTATCCTGTTTTCTGCTGATTCATTGACAGCTACTCTATGATATAACTTAGCAGGAAATATTAATAACAAGCCTGGATAGGGAACAATAAAAGACTCAGTCTTATCAACTCTAAACTCTATATTGCCACTGTTCTCAGAAGTTTGCAAGTAGAGTACCCCAACGGTTACGGCTGTTCCGTGGCAGTGCCACGAGTGGTATGCACCCGTAGGATTAATATTAAACCAAAACTTATGCACACTTTTATCAGTGTTCATTGCTTGTAAACAAGCTGTTAGTAGAGGTTCTGCCCATGTGAGTTCTTTAAAGTTTCCGTATTGTTTTGATTGCCAGCCCAATACATTGCTTCTATTATCCGAAGGATATTTAGATTTCAGCGTGTATATGTTGTCTATAACATTAGGAACTGTAACAGTATATTGATCTATCATCAGATATTTAAGTCAAGAAAAAGCCCACCGAAGTGGGCTTTGACTTTATTACTAAGTCAGTGATTAACTGAATCTTAGTTCACCGCTAGTTACTTGAACAGTACCTAGATAATCGGCAGCGTTACCTAGAGATGACGCTGTGTTTGTTAACTCTACATAACCATAACGTGTCATGAATGATACGACTGGTTCGAAAGTTGACGGATCTAAAACAACACCACTGCTCATCAATGGAATGTATGGGCAATAGAAAGCGGCTGCGTCAGATTCGCTAGAACCTTTGTAACCGATTAGAATGTCGTCTGTACCTGCATAGGTATTAACATAGATCTTCATAGCACTGTTCAATGTACCAACCATCTTTGTGTTAGTTGGAGCTTCGAATGTACCTTCTGTTGTACGAGCAAATGCGCTTGTAGTAGCAGACTGTAACACTGTCAACATTGTTGGGCTTACAACGGCCCAGTTACCAGCACCACGACGTGTACGCTGAGCAATACGGTTAGCAACACGGTTGATCTGAACTGCCAATGCGGCATGCTCGTCACCAACGAATGTAGCAGTACCAGATACATTGCTCTGATCATACGTTTCGAAGTTTTGTGAACCAGCTAAACTTGCTAGAGATGCTAGGATCTCTTGGTCGATTTCAGCTGTAATTTCTTGCGCTAGTGCAGCCATGATTTCTGCTTCGATGTCAATGCCTTGTTGGGCTTGTGCATCTTGAGCAGCCTCGAATGTCCAACGAGCAGACAACTTACGAGTTTTGGCTTCAACTGTTTGCTTCAAGATTTGAATGCTTAGTTTGTTACCTGCTACGCCTTCTAGAGCGGCTGTTGAGGCAGCACGTCCTGAAGTAGCACCAGAATAACTTTCAGCAATCTTGAATGGTGATAATGCTTCTTCACCAGCTACTGCACCAGATGTTCCTGCATTGTATGTGTCGCTGTAGCGAACACGCAATGTGTGGATTTGTCCAACTGGGCCAGTCATTGGTTGTACACCAACTAGTTCATTAGCAATGACTGTTGGCATTACACGTCTGATCACTGGAAGGATCACACGATTTAGGGTTGCAACGTTACCGGCAGAAGTGGCACCAGCAGTAGCGGATTCTGACAAATACTTACGAGTGTTCTCGAGAGTAGTGGCCATAACGCTCTTCTTGGTTCCTTGAAGGCCTTCTAATAGTGCCTCTTTAGTTTCTTGCCAGCGGCTTTCTAGTAGTTCTGACATAAATTTCTCCTTATTTTAATCCAGCTAGGCGACGAATGTCTATTACTTCGCCCTGGCTTTTAGCACTACTAATGCTATGATTTTCTTTATTGCCTGTGATTTCTTTTGCCTCTACAAGAGCCTTCTTCTTCTCCGGTGTGCTACCGTTTAGTACAGCAGGTAGATACTTGTCAAAACTAGTTCTTAGTTTGACAGTTTGCACACTTTCTAGTAACTCACTCATAATCTCTTTCTGATCCTTGTTCAAAGGATTTAGAAGCTCACTCATTACTTCCTTACGAGCCGCAGTAGCTTGAGCACGAGAAACTTCTTTCTGTGTACTTTCTACCAATGCTTGCTTTTCGGAAATAGCTTGTGTTGCTTCAGCGAGTTGTTTATCTTTTTCTGCAACTACACGTAACAGCTTGCTTGTTTCTGATTTCTCATTTAACATGCTGTGCTGAAATTCAGTAGTGAATGCTTCGAAAATCTTACGACCAAAGTCGTTTTGACGTGCTTGATCAATGTCTTCTTTAAGTTGTCCGATCTCTTTTGTGAGACCTTTTGTAACAACTGATTCAACAAGCTCAGCACTTTGTTTTACAAACTTGGTCTTTAATAGACCAAATTGGTTTTTAGCTTCTTTGATGAGACGTACTTTTGTCTCAGCTAAATCTTTCTTATCTTCATAGAAATCAGCGATTTCTTTAGCTAGAGCTTCTACAATGAAACCTTCCAACTTGGCAAAATTTTCAGCCATAACTTTTTGGTCACCATGTAATTCAGTGATTTCTTTAGCTAGACTGTTAAGAACAAATCCATTTAGTTTGGTAGAATGTTCACGGATTGCAACAGCATACTTGGCTTTCGCTTCGGCTAGCTGTGCGCGATCTTCTGTGAATTCTTGGATCTCAGCAGTTAAACGATCAGTAACCATCTTGTCGATAGCTTCGATCATTGTTTGCTTGTCATGTTCGTATTTTTGTGCGAATTCTTCGCGTAGTTGTTGAGTAGCTTGTTCACGGTTCTCTTGGATCTTTCTGTCCCAAGCAGATGTGATATCAGCTCTGATCTCTTCAGAAATCACATTGTTCTCGAATAATTGTTTAAGTGCGTCCAACATATGTGATTCTCCCTTGTTATTGGAGTCCGCCTATTATTTTCAATAGACTTTCTTTCAGGTATTTCTGTGCCTTTGCGTCGCCTTGTACTTCTTGTGATGTTAAAAATGCCTTATAGCCTCCACGAGTATTCATGATATGCTCATAAATGGGCGTTGGATACGCACCTGGGGCTGATGGTTGAGCTACCACATCCACTGTGATAATCTCGAAATCTGTAACTTCACCGGAACCGTCTTCCTTGACGTTCCCGGATCCGCGTGAGCTAACTCCCAACTTGACACCGGATTCTAACATAGTGCGAACTAGGTTACCCATTGGTGTAGGAAGGATCTTCATTTTACCATAACCGTTTGGGCCATCCATCCACATTTCTGTGATCATATGGCTTACACGATCTAGGTTAATTTTTAAGTCATCTGGATGATCTACTTCGCCTAAAACTGAATATCCGCCAGTTACCTGGTCGTTTAGTGTCTTGACAGCCCTGCCAATTTCATTCACAGGGTACACACGCTGATTTGCGTTCTTGATGCCGCCCTGGATACAAATGCCCTTCATGTAAAGGTTTTTGCCAGATTCGCCATCAGTCTCCACAACCATGCGAGCTTGGTCGAAAGTCAAGTTTTCACGTAAGTAGAAACTCATCTGATTAACGGCCTAAAGTACTCTTTGTATTTTGGCCGTTGTCGCCACCTGCTGGCTTGCTAACACCTTTAAGATGCTTGACACCAGCTTTGCCACCTGGAACATTTACGTTACCAGAGTTCAAATCTTTTGTACCTGGGTTTAGTAAGCCGCCTTTAGTACCGCCTGACATGCTTGTTCCACCTTTGGCAATATTAGCAGTTGTACCGCCCATATCATTCTTACCAGCTACTATTGAACGAGAATTTTGTCCGTTGTCACCCATTTTAGCTGGTGCAACTTTCTCAACGTATTCACGGACCATACCTTCTTCCATGTCGTCTTCTTCTTCGTCATCATCGTTAGAAGCTTCGAACTGGTGACCTTCATTTTCTTCTTCGTCACCCATTTCTTCTTCGTCACCCATTTCTTCTTCACCGTGCTCTTCTTCACCGTGTTCACCGGCTAGCATAGCTTCAAATTCTGCTTTTAGGTCTTCTAAAGCATCTTTGATGTCCATGACATCATCTTTAGTAGCGGCTTCTGAACCACCTTCTTCGTCACCCATTTCGTCGCCACCTTCGGCGTCGTCACCGGCTTCTAGGTCGCCCATCATGTCGTCAGCCGGATCAGCTCCGACTTCTTGCATACCCATATCGAAGTTTTCTTCCATATCTTCTTCTTCGTCATCTTCGTCAGATGCTTCTACTTGGATGTCGTCATCTAGTAGATTTTCGTAAATTTCGCGAGATTTAGCTACCACTAGTTCGTGGAATAGTTCCTCGGCTTTTGATTTGTCTTCATTAATAAGATATTCAAGCATCTGCTCAAATTTTGCGCGATCAGTCATGTTAAGTCTCCTGTATAGTATGAGGCAGTTACGCCCGCAAGGCTGTCGATGTATTTAATACTACTGTAAAAAAACCGGTCAATACCGGCTATTTTTGTTCAGTTTTGATAAAAACACTTATTCTGCGGCCACTGGGGTAGCGTACATTCTAGAAATAAACTCCATCTCAGCTTCATGTTCTTTGATATGTAAGTCACTTGCCCTGCGTAATTCGTTGATTTGTTTTAAGGTCAATCTGGTTTTGCGTGTGTCATCATTGTTGATAACACCCGTGTCGGCTTTGGCCATATACTGATCGTCTTGCTCGGACTCAGCAGTATCTCTATTGAAGTAGAACAGTTCTCTTAAAATCATAATAGTATTTATTAAGCGGGCATCGAACCAGCCGCAGGATCAGCCATTCCTGTGCCATCATCAGGCACTTCCATGTCTGCAGGAGCTTCTTCACTGCCGTCTAATGCGGCAGTATCTGCTTCCATTCCTGTTGGACTTACACCTGCGCCACGTAGTTGTCCCGCGGCGTCTTGCCCTGATGCTTTGCCTTCTCCGCTTTCTTCTTGCCACATCTTTTCGTTTTCTTTTAGGTCTTCGTCTGTCATGCCCAAGAAGCGTTTTAGTGCAAAACGTTTGCTGACAAACGGTAATGCAACCATCTGTGCAAATGTAGCAATACGATCATTATCCAGTTCTGCTTGACGATAAGCGGCAAAGTTTTGCGGACTTTGAAATTTAATGTCAAACAAACTAAAATCAATATTAACACCTTTGTTGTGCAAAAACAGTTTAAATTCTGTATCAAATGTTGTTGTCATCAAATTTTGCAAACGTTCGCAATACTTGTTAAAGCGTAGTTCTTGAATATATGCTGTGCCAACTCGTCCATCGTTATACTGTGATTGGCTGTCATCTGCACCTGTTGGCAGATAGCTACTTGGAATTCTTAAAGCTCGCATTAACTTGTTGGTAAAGTAACGTAAATCGTCAATCTCGCCTAGGTTAGTACCTCCCGGAAGTGTTTCAACTTTTGATCCACGACCTTCTGCTGTCTGCGGAAAGAAGTAGTCTTCGTTGATACTTAGAGGATTATATGTGCTGTCAATGGCACTGCCTCCGCCCGTAGCACTGGGAATACGTCGTTGATGTATTTCATTTTTTACACGTTCCACGAAGCCCATGGCCAAGTGACTTGGCATGTTTCCCACGTCGATGTAAAATACTCTACGCTCAGGAGCTCGCTGTACACGATAGATAATGATAGCATCTTCCAGCAGTTCTTTTTGCTTGTAGACTTTAAAAACGCTTTCTAGCAAGCTGTTACCAAACGGAAAATTATTATCTAATCCTTCGCTTAGGCTTAGGTGTACCACGTGTTTTGCATCAATGGCATGTTCGTTTTGTGCAAGACTGAATCTACTGCCCGGGATAGGAGTAGTAGTTCCGACCATGCCTCTGCCGCCGCCACCGCCTTGTGTATTTGGCGGTGTACCTGCTGTTGCATTTTGTGTATTTGGATTAATCTGTGTGACAACTAGATGCTGAAAGTTAATATTGATATCACGGATAACATACTGTTCTGGCTGTTTACCTTCGCTTTCGTTAACAATAATTTTAGTAACTTTGCCCGGATCTACATAGAACCATTTTTGTGTTTCAGGATCACGCAGAAAGAATCCGTCGCCGTACTTGAACAAGTTACGTGCAATGCGGAACATGCGTGTGTCCAACTTCTGCATCTTGGTCCACTGTTGTAGATACTCTTTTAAGATGCCTACTTCACTAGTAGTTGGGCTACCGCGGAACTGTAGTGTAAATGGTGTATTGTTTTCTTTGTTCTTTTGTGTGGTAAATTCTGCAAGTATGTCCAGGGCCGCATTAACTTCACTGTCCCAGTCCATGGTGTCATACTGCATGTAACGTTCAATACGATTTGGGCTACCCGAATATACATCTGGCAAGTATGAACTATAATTGGTGCGGGCTGGACCTGGCTTTCCACCACTGCCGTAGATTGGGCTAACTGTTCCCGACTGGTTACTAGTTACGGGTGAAAAATACTTTTTCCAACTCATTGTGTTATCCTATTTATAAACCTGGCCAGCTTTCTTGCTGGCGATTGTATCCAAGTATCTTTTGGAAGTGTCTTCAATTGTGACTAGTGAAGCTACATTACTATTTAACGTATCTAGCTTGCTGCCAAGGTCAGTTAAGATTCCTTCTTGAGTCTTGCTTCTGAGTTCTTCAAATTTTGGAATAAACTTATTAATGAAACTTTCGTTGAAGTCTTTGAATGCTTTGCTTAATCCTTCAACACCTTCTTTGATATTTTTAAGGCCTTGTTGATCTAATTTTTGGAAACCATCTTTACTAGATTTTAGTTGTTCTGATAGTTGTCTTAGCTTGGTAGTACCGTCCGCTAGGCTGACTAGTTGTTCTTTACTGAATGAAAAATCTTTAAGATCAAATCCGGTAGTTGCCTGTTTGAACGCATTAATTGCTACTGCTGTAGCATTTATGTTAGCGGCCTGTGTACCCAGTGCTGTTATTGTGGTAGTAAAGTCTGGTAATCGTTTAGTTAGTGTTTCAAAACTGCTAGTTTGATCATTAGTCATAGACAAATTAGCCAGTTTCATACCATCAATTGCTGTCTTAAATGCAGTAAACCCAGCGGCGGCGTTCTGTAATTTTGGACCTAAAACTGCCATTTGTTGTAGTGGCCCTGTTTGATCTCCGGCAAATATACTACCAAGACCTTGACTTATGCCGCTTAAGAATCCAGGATTAAATCCGTCTAGTGCTTTCTTGATTGCTTCAACGCCTGCTGCCGCGGCCAACATATTTGCTGATGGTATGTTAGCAAGCTCTTTTATACTGTCTGTTGCTATCTTAGTTCCAGCAGTTCTATAGTTAGAAATAGTGTTAATAATCTTGCTAATACTGTCACCAATAGCTGTAATTGACCCAATAATGACTGAGCCAATACTTTTGACCACTTCAGCAATACCATTGAATATGGCAGTAAAGCCGTCTTTGGCATTGGTAATTGCAGTGCCTACATCTTTCATTACAGTACCAACTGCTGTACCAAATGCTACTACTACCGGTGCTACACCTTCAAGTATTCGTTTTACCATAGCTCCAAATGCTTCAAAGCCGGGACTTGCCGCTTCAAATGCTAGTGATAATGCATAAACTGCCGCGGTAACTGCCGCTAATCCTATCAGTGATGCTGGATTAGCAAATGCCGCAAGGCCGCCTGCTAAACTAGTCAATCCTGCACCCATCCCTCCACTTGCGGCTGCTCCGCCTGCGGCTGCGGCTCCACCGGCCATCCTGCCGCCAATACCGCTTAGTAATCCACCGCCAACTTTAAATGCGGCCCAAACTGCAAATAGTGCTAGTATACCTTTGATCCCTGCATTTCTAATGTCGTCATTATCCCATAGTGCTGTAAATCCTGCTACTATTCCAGCTTGTATTCCCGGCCACATGGCAGCAAATGCGTCACCTATCATTATACCTACTTTCTTCATAGCGGCTTCAGATACCGATACTGCATTGCCGTTGCCGTCAATTAGGTCTTCAGGTTTTATACTGAATAAATTCTTTAAAATGTTTTCATAGGCGTTTTTCATTGCTCCGTCCCAACCTATGTTAGGATTTTGTACGTCGGTTATAAAGTCGCTAATACCATTTAAAAACATTTCAAACCCAACGATAATACTTTCTAATAACTTTGGTAGCTTTTCATCTGACCCTTGTAACAAGTTGTCCAGCATGCCGCTTAATCTAGTAAATGCTGGGCTTTTGAGTAAAGTGTCCATTAGCTTGCCTCTAAAGAGTTCTATCACATTTGAGAATTTAAGATAAAAGTCTTCAATGCTTTTATTTCTCTGCGCCTTAGCCATTGCTTGATCAATTTCTTTTTGTGACTTAATAGTCTTAGAAGCCATTTCCATCACGGCTGCATAGGCCATCTTGAATCCTGGTAGGGATTTTTCTCTAGCGTCAATCTCAGCTGGATCCATTTTTAATAATATTTCACGTTGTTTCTTAGCTTCAGTGATCATTCGATTTTGTGCTTCGGTTGCGTCTAATCCTCCCTGAGCATATTCTCTCATCGTTTTCATAATTTCAGGAGATACTGCTGTCATTGCAATACCTTCTGCAGAACTAACAAATCCTTTAGCACCTTCTAATAATGCTGGGCCGCCAATCTTAAATGAATCAAGTATCTGTGTTAACCCAACTTCAAATGCTTGTTGTTTATCTTTTGGTATTCTTGCTTTTAGTGCCTGTATGCTAAGTTCTTTACTCATAGCATCAACACCTTTCATTAGTGATTGTCTGCTAAGACCCGAGGCTGCTGCCGCTTTGTTAAGTTCTGTTCCAAATATGCCAGCACTTTCAATTAGTTCTCTATCAGATAACTGTCGATCTCGTCCCATACGACTATTAATACTAGCATAGGTCACTAGTGTTTCATTAAGTTCGTCTACCGTAAAGCCCATCTCTAGTAGACGCTGACCGGCTTGTCCTTCACGCATATTTTTGCTTAATTCGCCAAATCGTTTTGCACCTTGAGTGACTGTACCACCTAAGTTGGCAAGTGCTTCTGAATTTTGTTGTACAAAGCTAGCAAAGCGATCCATACTCATACCTGACTGTGCCGCAGTTTGACGCATAGCTGTAATATCGTTTCCAAAATTTGCACCTACTTGACTTAGACTTCTAAATGTATCAATAGTCTTATCAATGTAACTAGAAAGACTATGTACAAGTCCGCCAAGTACACCAAATATGCTAGGCAAGTTTGCTAAATGTTTAGTAAAATCACTAACTCGATCGCCGCCCATTAACAATTCTTTGCTAAGATCTAACATGACCTTGGCTGTTCCGCCTATCAAGTTCCCAGCAAATCCTAACAGCTTACTTGTAGCATCTGCAACTGCCCCTGCAAATTTACCAACAGCTTCGCCGGCTTTGCTAAGAGCGGTAGCAGTACCAGTAGCGGCTTTACCAACTGCTCCACTTCCTGCACCGCCTGCAGAACTACTACCACTTCCACCACCTGAGCCTGTACCGTTGGCTTTGTTAAATGCTTCTAATAATTTTTGAAGTGTGGCTTCGCTTGCCGCGTTGATCAGCTGTACTTCTTGATCACCAATTTTACCAGTTACTGTGGTATCTGCCATTTATTTTTTCACCTAAATCTGCGTATATAAATACAATATGATATCATATCCTTTATTTATGTGGAGTTAAACTCAGTGGAAAATCAAACATTAAACCCGTTAAAGAAGTACTTTAGACAGCCCAAGATCTATATCAAGTTGCCCAGTAGTGGCAATTTTTATCCCCCGGGATGTTTAGAAAAATCTGAAAACGGAGAGTATCCTGTTTACGCCATGACTGCAAAAGATGAGTTGGTCATGAAAACTCCCGATGCTTTAATGAATGGACAAGCAACTGTAGATGTTATACAAAGTTGTTTTCCTAGTATCAAGAATGCTTGGCAAATTCCAAGTGTTGATATGGACGCAATTTTAATTGCAATCCGTCTGGCTACCTACGGTGAAAAATTAGATATTACTATAACTATTCCGGTAGTTGAAGACTCTAGAACATTTGAATTAGATCTACGTCTAGTACTTGACTCGTTATTAAATGCGGCTTATGATAACGAAATTCAAATTGGTGAAGATCTTAAAGCCTATGTTAGACCTTTAACGTACAAAGAGTTTACTCAAACTGCAATTAAAACTCTAGAAGAACAACGTATTTTTAGCATTGTCAATGATGACAACATGGAGGATACTAGGAAGATGGAGTTGTTTAATGCGGCTTTTAAAAAGTTAACTGATATCAATGTTGACATGGTCACTAGCAGTGTTGTTAAGATTGTGACTCCGGATGGTGAAACTAGCGATCCTGTATTCATTAAAGAGTTTATTGACAATGCTGACAAAGATTTTTTCAAAGCTATCATGGATCATTTAGAATTACAAAAGAATAAGTTTGCAATACCTGTACAAAAAGTTGCTACAACTGAAGAAGATCAAGCGGCTGGCGCACCTAAAATGGTTGAAATCCCAATTACTCTGGATGCCGCAAGTTTTTTCGCGTAAGGCTCTTTACTATCCCACTTGAAGAAGCTCTCCGGATGGTGGATCAAATAGATAATGAAGCCAAAAATTTTAAATTAGAATTATATAAGTTAGCGTGGTACATGAGAGGTGCGATTTCCATGGATGACGCATTTTACCTTACCTACGAAGATAGAGAAATTATTGGCAAGATTGTAGAAGACAATCTTGAAACAACTAAGAAAAGCGGACTGCCTTTCTTTTAAGCTAGACCAACTTTCTTTTCAATTGCGGCAATACGCTGTTCTAGACTTGCGAGATTAGCTGTAGCGGCAGGTTTACCTGTAAAGCCTTTCTTTAATCCAGCGGCAAATCCACCACCTGAAGAAGATTTAGCTGTGTCTGTAGCATCAATATCACCGTCACCATCTGTATCAGTAGGAGCGCCACCAGCTAAGTTAGCTGATTTAGTCTGTTGAGTAGATGTTTTACCTTGCTTGGTGTTCATGATTTCTGCTTCTTGAGCAGCCTTAAGTATAGCTTTGTCAATAATATTTTGCGGTAAAACGCCAGGACCTGCTTCTGCTACCATGTTGCCCGTATTGATCTTGCTAGCAGAAACTGTAGTTGCGGCCGGTTTCTTTTTACCTTTATTTCTAGCAATAGATTTTTCTGTTGCATCAACTTCACCATTTTTGTTTAAGTCTCTTGGATCAAATTGCTTAGGCGCTGTTGTAGGATTAGTAGTACTTGGAACTCCGCCAACATTCTTAGGATCAATTGGAGTAGATGTGTTTTGATAAGTTTTAGGATCATTCCCAGTAGATCTATTATAAGTTGCTTGTCCGCCGCCTAATTGATTATTAAAACTTCCGCCTGTTTTAGCGGGTGCTGCCGCTGTAGTATCTGTAGCTCCTGTTGTTGTAGGAGTTTCAGGATTCATTGTTGGTTCAGTTTTATCAATTGGGGTTGCTTTAAGTCCAGGCTTTAGTTTGTCTGCGATATTGCCCGCTTGTTTAACCATTGCGTCTTTGGCTTTACCAACAAGCCCTCGTGCAGTATTTTTCATGTTAGCCATAGGACCTGCAGGAGCATTTGCCGCACCTTTTAGTGCAGTATTAATAATAGTAGCGGCGCCCTGTGTGGGATACCCTTTGCTAGATAAAAAACCCATTACAGCATCTTTAGTAGCTTCGCGCCCAGTCTTACCCAAATATGTTTGAAACTCTTTGTGCAATTGATTAGCCAAAGCACCTGTACTAAGTTTACCAGTAGCTCGAGCACTACCCATTTTAGCCATAGCTTTATTACCTAGAGTATTCAGCATACCCATGGGTGCTTCTTGCACTTGTTTCTTATCTTCTAATAGAACTTCGTATAGTTTCATATTTGTATTCCTGAACAGTTAGTGTATTTATATCGGGATGCATGTAGATGTACTGCGTACATCTGTGTTTCGCTTTCGCTCACACTATTCTTCTTCTTTCTTATTGTGTACTTATGATTTAGTGCGAAGCACTTAAGATATTATCTAGATTGTTCAGTCACACTTTGCCCAGGCAGGGCAAAGATTCTAACGACATTATCTGAGTTGAACATGTCACACTAGCGTTACTGCGTTACAGTGGCGGTTGTCCGGTACCACGAGCAGAGTCTTTATTACAACGGCGGTTTAAGTATATACGCTAACATATGCTTAAACGTAGGGTATTTCTCCCTTCTTTCTTGCCTTTAATTTTTGTAACAGCAAAACCGCGGCATTTGCGATCGTCGTCCTGTTAAGGATAGTTGCTGAGCACTCCTGCGGCTAGAGTTGTTTCCCTCCCTGCGATCCGAGATCCAGGTGTACGGGCGTCCGATGTTAGCTGACGCTTGCTATTTCCGCTGATACTGCCTAAGGTTTTTTGAGGATATGTGAGCCGTGTACACGAACAGCAATGTGTCCGTTATAGTAATCTGCTGATTCTAGAACTTTGTGAGTAAATTGTTCTCGGGCCTCGATGTATGAGCATTCTGCTTTTGATGTGCAATAGAATAGTATTTCTCTGGAGAAGTTGTTTGCGCCTAGTGTTTCTACGTCTTTGGTTAGTGCATCGCTTGATCCGTAATAGTCACGCCAGTCCGAATCAATTTTGCTTCTAATCTTTTTCTTTTTCTTGGTACCGTTCTTGAGTTTAACTACTTTGTAAGAAGTTTTCGCAAACTTTGCAAGTTTCTTGCCTATATATTTTCTTCCAGTGATGTTATTTGTTATCAGATACACAAAACCAATGCAGGTTTCGGGTAGTTCGTCCACTATAGTATTCTGATAAGTCCATTGCATCAACTAGTTATCGTCACTAGCCTCTTCGTCACTGTCGTTTTGGATTCCGTGTATTAGATTTTTCTTTGCCTGTATTTCTGCTCGCCTGATCATTATTAGTCTTCGTATCTCACCTAGAGCTACTCTTGCTTTAACAGCACTTTCTTTATAACCATGAAGCTCAAATCGAGTACTCCATTTAGAGTACTCGATAAACTCTCTAATGATTAGCTCGTGTGTATCAGTATCACTCATAGATCTCAACGTCATTTGCATAAGACGTGAAGCCATTTTCTTTGATTACCTTGAGCACGTTGTTCACTCGACCCACTAATTCGTCCCTATGAGAGATTAGATAGATATTCTTATTACGTTCCCGAGCCATCTTTTTAAGAATGCCAATAGAGTTTTCAACCCCATTAGCATCCATGCCGGAATCAATAAGTTCATCTATGAATAAGAGATTGATGTTCTGGTATAAACTCTCCCAGACATCACGGAACGCCCACGACAATCCTAAGATCAAGCGATTCCTTTCTCCTCGTGACAAGTTATCAAAGTCAAGATCTTGTCCGAGTTGGGTTATTTCTACCGTTAGGTCATTTTGGAATACAACGGTGTGAGGTAGACCCACCTTATCAAGGTAATAGGTTAGTCGATTATTCAAGTAAGCAAGATTCTGGTCAATGATCTTCTTACGAATAAACGAGTCTTTAGAAGTTAGGAGTTTTAACAAGAACTCCTGATGTTCTTTTATGAGATTTAAACTGTTGATTGTGTCCCAGTTTATTTCTTGTAGAGCAGTATGCTCTAGTTCTGTAACTTGTTCTTGGTATGTATCAACTTCTTCTTGCTTATTTTTCAACTGGATACCAAGACTTTCTAGATTTGTTCTATGATTAAACGCTTCACTCAGTGTGTCGTAGAATGTTTTAGGGCGACCGTTAATGTCTCCTATTACGTCTAAGTCTTTAACACTAGCTTCGTATTTTACACTGACTTCAGTTAGGTATGTAACTGCATCAGCTAGATGCTTTTCTGCACCAATTTTCATTTCATCGTGCTTGTGATCATGTAGATCTTGCTCACAGCTCGGGCACTTGTTGTCTGCTAGCTGTGTAACTTCACGTTCGTACTTCTTAACGTTCTTGTCTGCTTGCATTAGAGCAGTTTCGAGTGTGGCT